GGTACTGAAGGAGTATTCTATGTTGTCGGTGAGCGAGGTAATGTTTACGGTGGTGGTAACCCAACTGCTTTGGCAGACTTTGATGCAATCATTCAAAGACTTGACAAGCAAGGTTCTATCGAAGAAAATGTTATCTTCTTAAATCGTCAATTTGGATTCGACATGGATGATATGTTGGCCGCTCAAAACTCTTACGGAGCTGGTGGTACTTCTTATGGTCTATTCGACAATGACGAAGAGATGGCATTAAACCTTGGATTCACAGGATTCCGCAGAGGTTATGACTTCTACAAAACTGATTGGAAATACTTGAACGATCCTACTATGAGAGGTGGTCTTACAGGTGGAGCTATCAACGGACTTTTAGTCCCTGCAGGTTCTACAACTGTATACGATCAAATCTTAGGTAAGAACGCCAAGCGTCCATTCTTACACGTAAGATATCGCGCTTCTGAAACTGAAGATAGAAGATACAAAACTTGGATCACTGGTTCTGCTGGTGGAGCAAGAACTTCTTCTTTAGACGCGATGGAGGTTCACTTCTTGACTGAGAGAACTGTATGTACTTTAGGTGCAAACAACTTCTTCTTATTCCAGAATGCGTAACCATTAATTACGGGGAGGGGTAACCCTCCCCTTTTTTAAAAATTTTAATTTTAATCTAATGAAAACAAAAAAAATATACACTGATAAAGTGTACAGACTAAAAAAAGATGCAGCGCCTTTAACATATATGCTGGCTTCTCATCACACTCGCAGATCTCCTTTATTACACTTTGATGAAGAGACGGGTGAAAACAAACAACTTCGATACGCTCGCAACCAAAAGTCTCCCTTTGTGGATCAGCAGGATGGCAATGCTATTCTTGAGCCCATTATATTTGAAGACGGCATGTTGCATGTTTCTAAAACCAATCAGGTTCTTCAGGAGTTTCTTTACTATCATCCTTCAAGAGACTATGTATTTGAAGAGGTAAATAAGGAAAGAGATGCTTCGACCGAATACTCTGAAATGGAGTCAAGGCTTAATTCTCAGATCGCAGCTAAAGAGCTTTCAATGGACAGGCTTATCGCTGTTTCTCGAATCCTTATTGGACCCACTGCCACTAAAATGTCTACGGCTGAGCTTAAGAGAGACATATTAATATTTGCTATGCGCGAACCCGAAACCTTTATGGAGGTTATCAATGATCCGGAGCTTGGGTTCCAGGACGAGGTAAGACAGTTGTTCGAGGAGCGACTTCTAACGATGCGCAACAAGAATAAGGATGTGTACTATAATATCCCTGGTAACAAAAAGAAAATGCTTACTGTGCCTTTCGGAGAAGATCCCTTCCACGTAGTATCATCCTTCTTAAAGAGCGATGATGGTGTAGAGGTTTACAAGGGTCTGACGAAGCTTCTGGGCGGTAGTAAATAATCACTATCTTTGTACTGTATTTTTTAACTCATAATTTTTTATATGAACAAGTATATAGATATTTCTACTGCAGCGGGAGCTGCAACAAGTGTAAGAGCCACAGGGGTGGCGTCAGTGTATGTTGACCAAACTGTTAGTCCTGATGCTCCTCTTATAATTATGTATCGAAACGGTTCAAAATATACTATCACTGCCACGGCAACTGGGGGTGATGATAGTTTTACGAACGCTGATGCTGACATTCTTGGAAAGGCTATTGTAAATACCGCATCAACTAATTGGAGAGAAGTTTCATCAACATTTGATGCTCAGCTTAGCCAACCTATTGCGGCCACTACATTTACTTTTTAAATTATTTTTTAACCCATTAATTTTTTTACTATGGAAAAGTTTATCATTTTAAATCTAACAGGAAGTCAATTTGTTGTTAGTGCCGATATACACGATGCTGTAATTGTAGGGACTAAACTTAGGTTATCTTACCTTGACAAGCAACTTGATATTGTACAAAGTTCAAATTCATTGACTGCGGATGTCACTGCCTTAACTGACGCTGTAAAAGCAGTTTGGGCTCAGGGGTACACAAAGCCATCAATTACTATTGATTTGCCAAGTGGAGCCGTAACGGGTATTTTTGGATAATCCAAACGTCTATCATTAACTAAGAGGTCCTCAAAAAATGGGGGCCTCTTTTTTTTGTGTATCTTTGTGAAAAGATATAGTCATGCTAATAAATGACGTAAGGAACACAGTGCTGGCCATCGCCAACAAAAACAATTACGGATACATCTCACCTCAGGATTTCAACCTGTATGCCAAGCAGGCACAGCTTGATATGTTTGAGGATTACTTCTATCAGTATAACAACTGGATAAGTCGTGAGAACAAGAGAACATCTGGCAGTGGATATGCAGATATTATAAAGGGCTTAGAGGAGGTTATAGATAGTTTTTCTGAGCAGGTATTTTTGACTCAAAACAACGCCAATACATACAACCTACCTTCAGACTACTACCTTGTAAATAAAGTGTTCTACTATCCAAGCTTATTGTTTAGTGGCGCATCAACGCAAACATCGGCAAGTCAGCTAATTGATGGTTCCAACCCATTTAATGATCAGCCACCATCGGCACCTAATCCGCCTATCGGATCAATAGTAATTAACACTACTGACTTTACACAGGCTTACGTCACATCGGTACCAAGTACTTCTACGCTTGGTCTTAGTGCAAACATTTTCACTATAGGTGAAAACTATCGTATATATAGCAATACCAATATCACCGAGGTGGAGCGTGTTACTCAGAGAAAGATATTTAATCTTACAAGTTCAAACTTAACTTATCCGACCAAGCAGTTTCCTTGCTATGTATTGGATGGCAATATTGTTACGGTCTACCCATCAACAATACTGAACGCAGGTGATGTACATTCACAGTACATTAGATACCCGAAGGATCCTAAATGGACTTTCGTATCTCTGTCTGGCGGTGAGCCATTATTTGATTCATCGCAGTCTGATTTCCAGGACTTTGAGCTTCCGCTATCCGATCAGCCACAGCTTATAATGAAGATATGCCAGTATGTTGGTATTGAGATTAGAGAGGCTGAGGTAGTAAAGTTTGCTCAAGAGGAGGAGATTATTGATACACAAGAAACAAGCTAACATATGTCATATATAAATGATTATCAATATTACGAGAATGGGCAGGTAGTGCCTTTGGATACCAACTGGGGGTCATATCAATATGTTTCTTTAGATGATATCGTCAACAACTTTATGTTGATGTACCAAGGCAACAATGAGCTAATAAACAACATCAATAGATACCAGGTTGTGTTCTTTGCTAAGCGTGCCATACAGGAGCTAAACTATGATGCGATGAAGGAGATAAAGATTCTTCAGCTTCAGGTTAATGATCAGCTTAGATACGTATTCCCACCGGACTATGTAAATTGGGTTCGCATATCGCTGTATGAAAATGGTTGCCTACGCCCATTAACAGAGAACATACAGACCAACTGGAGTAACGCATACCTACAAGACAACAACTACAATATTCTTTTTGATATTGATGGGAATGTCTTGTCACCTGCTGAGTCTCAGCTTACAAATGAAAGAATAGATGGTATATCAAAATCTATTTACTTGAACGCCAACAGCCCGTATAATAATTCCCTGGGCTATTGCGTTGATGATTGCTGGTACTTTGATTACGCAGTAGGCGCTCGCTTTGGCCTCAACACTGAAACTGCAAATTCCAACCCTACGTTTGGCATTGATAAAAGAGGCGGCGTCATTAACTTTAGCTCAGGGATGTCTGGTAAGTCGGTGGTATTGGAGTATGTGTCAGATGGCATGGAGAAGGGGGATGACTCCAAGGTCAGCGTAAACAAGCTTTTTGAAGATTATATTTACGCAGCTATTAAGTATGCGTTTTTAAACAATCGATTGGCATCTCCTGAGTATATGGTCAGACGAGCACAAAAAGACAAATCATCTTTATTACGTAACGCGAAGATAAGAATCAGCAATATGCATCCGGGCAGACTACTAATGAATCTGCGTGGCCAAGGCAAATGGATAAAGTAATATGATAGTACAAACTAATTTTATTAAGGGTCGCATGAACAAGTCTGTTGATGAGCGGCTTGTTCCACTTGGAGAATATGTAGACGCATTAAACGTGCGCCTTGGTTCTACCGAAACCACTGAGATAGGTGCGGTAGAAAACTCAAAAGGTAACACTCTTCTTACGCCAAGCGTAGAGTACTTGGGCAATCCATTGTCCTCGTCTGCTCGATGCATAGGTGCGTTCCAGGATGGAATGAAAGAGACTATATATTGGTTTGTACATGACCCGGCGAACATTTCTTCTTCAACCGGCAAGGTTGACTTAATACTTTCTTTTGAAACAAGCACCAGCACTTTACTATACCATGTGATCAGTGAGACGGTGCTAAACTTTGATCCTGCATTTTTAATTACAGGAGTCGATAAGATAGATGAGTACCTGTACTTTACAGACGATAAAAATCCTCCTCGCTATATAAATGTAAAGCGAAACTACAATGTAGATACCGACCCTACGGATCCATTAGAGGAAGAGGACATAAGTGTTATACTTAAGATCCCTGGATTTGAAGATTCTACGGCCACGACTGATCCATTAGGAACACCTTACGTGGATCTAATAGATGTAGCGGGTCAGGAAAACTACATGGAATATCGATTTATTTCATTTGCATATCGATATAGATACCTGGACGGTGGATACAGCGCCATATCATTGTTTACTAATCCTGCGTTTCAGCCTTCTGACTTTAGGTTTAGTTTTCAGAACTACAACAATGATAGCATGATCAATCGCTTTAATGCGGCTGATGTTACTTTTTCTACTGGATCTAAAAGAGTTAAAGAGGTTCAGCTTCTATATAAGGAAAGTGGATCAAACGCTATATATGTAATAAAAAGATTTAACAAGAGTGACCTGGGGTGGTCTGATGATAGTTTCTATACTCATAGATTTTCAAACAGCGAGATATATTCTTTGCTTCCAGATGATGAGCTTCTAAGGCTTTATGATAATGTACCTCTTCGCGCCAAGGCACAGACGCTGCAGGGTAACAGGTTGATGTATGGCAACTATGTAGAGCAATATGATATAAGACGAACAGACGGCGGATCTATTATTGATATTCGATATGACCTGGAGTCGTTGAGTGCTGAAGTGGGTGGCGAGTTTTTCCCTACGCCTACCACGGCCAATGCAAACTGGTCTATTGAGAATCCTGCCAATATCGTGTCATTACCGGATGGTGAGATAGAGTTTGATCTTAGCGCTTTGACAGCTACCAACCCTACGATACCCATAGGGAGTCAACTTAGTTTCAGGTTCTCGGTTAACAACTCTTTCCAGAATAATAATGGAGGACCTAAAATACAGACCCCTCCTTACTTAGCTACATCTCCATTCTTCTTAACACTGAACTTTACGTGCCCCACGGACTACACATCTATAAACG